TGTGGTACCTACACAATTATCTAGAAAAAACCGATGCCATTGGAATTAGAGCCAACTACCTAGTGGAAGATCTACAGGCTCTTGGTGCGGACACCAAGGCCTTTGGACAAATGTTTGTTCATTGGTACCAAAGTTATAATATCAAAGATAATCTAGATCACCAGCAGCATGCAAACAGCCTAATTGAATACTTTTATTACTGGCTGGTGCAAACGCATGATTGGCAACGCATGCTGTGTTCACGTATTTCAAACGCTATCAATCTTGAGTACATGGCTTTTAACAGCCTGGATAGACTGCATCAGGTCCTGGACCCTGTGATACCAGATTCAGCATGGTTTGATCATATGTATATGTTGCTTCAATCTGGCAATAGTCAATATCTTGACCAAAGTGGGAAATTTCATACCAAACTTGGGTTGATTAAAAATCTTGGCAATCTTACCATACTAGAACAAAGTTACCTAGGTAGTCTGCTGCATAGCTGCATGGACATGGGAGACACGGTGCTTGACTGGTATAATCCTGAAGTACGAAACCGATTATGGCAGAGGTATCGTACCGACTTAGTTGATCTTCACCGGCTATACATGCTACAATCGCAATACCTATGATAACAATCAATAAACTCACTGTGCGCAACTTCATGAGTGTGGGCAATGCCACACAGGCACTGGACTTTGATCGTCGCGATCTTACTCTAGTGCTGGGAGAGAATCTAGATCTTGGTGGTGACGGATCGCGAAATGGCACAGGCAAGACCACGATTATAAATGCTCTAAGCTTTGCACTGTTTGGTCAAGCTCTTACCAACATCAAAAAAGACAACCTAATCAACAAGACCAACGGCAAACAAATGGTTGTTAGCCTGGACTTTGTAGTAGACGGACAAGGCTATAGAATTGAGCGTGGGCGTCGTCCCAATGTATTGAAATTCTTTGTGAACAACGAAGAAAAGATTGCCACTGATGATGCACAGGGTGACTCTCGTGAAACCCAAGAAGCCATAGAACGTTTGCTGGGCATGAGTCACAACATGTTTCGTCACATCGTGGCCTTGAATACCTATACAGAACCTTTTTTGAATCTGCGTGCCAACGACCAGCGCGAGATCATTGAACAACTGCTGGGTATTACTCAGCTCAGTGAGCGTGCTGATCGTATACGCGAACTCAATCGTGCGACCAAAGAAGAAATCAGTCAAGAAGAAATGCGCATTCGCGCGGTTCAAGAAGCCAACAAGCGCATTGAAGAACAGATCACAAGCTTGGAAAAACGTCGCGATCTGTGGACCAAGAAACAACAGGAAGACTGTGACAAACTACAGGAAGCCATTGCTGCACTCGAACACATAGACATTGAAACAGAAATACAATCTCATCGTGATCTTGAATCCTATCATTCCAAGAAAAAACAAATTGATGAGCACAATCGTTGGATACGATCAATTGATCAAGACAATGTCAAAATCAACAAACAAAAAAGTCAGTTGCAAAAGGATCTGGATGCCATGCAGGCACATCGTTGTTTTGCCTGCGGTACTGAGATACACGACAACAGTCTTGACAGTGTAAAAGACAAAAAACAAAAAGAACTACAGGAACTGGCACTGCAACTGCTGACCAATGACACACAAAAAAGCGAACATCAAAACGAACTTGATGATCTTGGTGAACTTGGTGTAGCACCCACGGTGTTCTATGATAACCTAGAACAAGCATTGAACCATCGCAACAGCCTTGAAACACTGCAAACCAATCTGCAAAATCGCAGCAGTGAAACTGATCCTTATACTGAACAGATACAGGACATGCGTGGTCAAGCTCTACAAGACGTGTCATATGATCATCTCAATGAACTGACCAAACTGCAGGATCATCAGGACTTCTTGCTCAAGCTGCTCACAAACAAAGATTCTTTCATACGTAAAAAGATCATAGATCAAAATCTCAGCTATCTTAACAGCAGACTTGTACACTATCTTGATCGCATTGGATTACCACATCAGGTGATGTTCCAAAACGATCTTTCCGTGGAAATCACAGAACTGGGTAGAGATTTGGACTTTGATAATCTAAGCCGTGGTGAGCGCAATCGATTGATACTCAGCATGAGCTGGGCCTTCCGTGATGTCTGGGAAAGTCTGTATCGTCCTGTGAATCTATTGTTTGTGGATGAAATGATTGATTCGGGTCTTGACACACAGGGCGTTGAAAACGCTCTAGCTATTCTAAAGAAAATGGGACGAGAACGTCACAAGAGCATATGGCTTGTGAGCCATCGTGATGAACTAGCAGGGCGTGTGGAAAATATCATGAAAGTGGTCAAAGAAAATGGATTCACATCTTATGCCATTGACTAATAGCCTAGCCACGTGGCACTGGCACATAGAAATTTCCAGCAAGTGTACGCTGCGCTGTCCAAGATGCGCACGACAGGAGGTTCCTAACGGACTTGTAAACACTGAACTAGATTTTGATTTCTTTCAACGCAATTTCCCACCTGACTTTATAAAACAACATGTACGCAAGATAACTTTTTGTGGTGACGACGGTGATCCAATCTATGCTCATGATCTTATTCCAGTGATTGCCTATTTCAAAAGCATCAAGTCTGACATAGAGATAGTGATTGTGACCAACGGCAGCTATAAGTCAGAGTCTTGGTGGCAAAGTCTTGCCATACAGCTTGGTCCCAACGACAGTGTGCATTTTAGTATAGACGGTTGGGACAACGCCAGCAACAATCAATATCGTGTGAACAGCGACTGGAACAGTATCATTGAAGGTGTTAAGACTCTGCGTGCTCATAGTCGTTGTCAAATAATCTGGGCTGCTATTGCGTTTAAATTCAATCAAAAGTATATACAGCGCATGAAAGCTCAGGCATTTGATCTGGGCTTTGATAGATTTCAACTTACCAAGAGCACCAAGTTTGGCAGTGTGTATCCTCACTATGGCGACAAAGACATACTAGAGCCCATACCGGATCTTGTAAGCCAAACACACAGATTTGAACGTGAAGTCTATGACTTCACTGATCGCAAACCCCAATCATGGCCTATTAATCTAGAGAGATATCAACAAAGTCTAGAAATCAATGGCGTGAAACCCTTGTGCTCGATAGGCAACAAAGGCCTATACATTAGTGCGCAGGGGCAACTGTTTCCTTGCTGTTGGGTGGCCAATCGTTATGCACACAATCAAGAATGGCAGGAACTAGGCAAACAGTTTGATCTCAAGCAACGCAGTCTTGAATCTGTACTACAGGATGCTTTTTGGCAATCGGAGTTCCAAAGCTATCGTTGGAACGAATGTCAAACCAAATGTGTTGCTGGCCGCGTGACACAAGAATACGCTACTGAATGGTAGCCTGATAACTATCGCACATGACCAGTCCACAAAAAGTCAAGGGCAACGCCTGGGAAAACACAGTTGCAAAGCATCTTACACAGATCTATGGAGAAACCTTTATACGTGTGCCTCATTCTGGTGCCTACATAGGTGGTGCTAATCAGCATCGCAAACAGGTGTTACACGAAGGGCAGATACGCAGCTTCAAAGGCGACATCATACCTGGTGAAAGTTTTCCTAGATTTAACTGCGAATGCAAAAGCTACAAAGACTTTCCGTTTCATCAGTTGTTTCAAGGCGCTTGCAAAACTCTAGACACCTGGATACAACAGTGCATGGACGTGGCCGACGATGGTGACTTTAATATACTTTGCATGAAGTTCAATCGCAAAGGAACTTTTGTGGCAGTACAAGCACAGCCCAATACCTCACAACTGATATTCACAAGAAATTTCAATTACACCAGTGGATTAAACGGTCATTGGATGATCATGGACTATGATCTCTTCTGGGAGATCAATGCAGACAGTGTGAAAGAACTCTGCGCATGATCAAAGGACGCTTAACCACTTATGTAGGAGATGTCAATGCTTATCTAAGAGCAGCAGCACGTCAAACTCATCCTCTGGCTTTTTTGGTCAGCAATGCCAATTGGCAGCAGTTTATAGACAGTGACCATGATGATGTTGCTGTTTATACATCGCTAGGAGACCTAGCTGTGGATAATTTTTGTGCTCTGTTGGATCTGTCAGATGTGATTGAATATTGTCCGCCACCAAATCATCAGTGGAGCGATCGCAAAATTATCAATGAACTAGATCCCTTTGACAGTATTCGTGGGCTTACTGAATATCTTGTACAGAGACACATTGATCGCAAACAACTTGGAAACCTAGAAAGTGTCAACCAACCACAAGAACTGTTGCCCTTGGTTGACACTCGCAAGACTTCTGGACCTCAACTGTGGACCGCAGGGTGCAGCATCACTGCTGGCATTGGTGTTGATTCTACTCAAACCTGGAGTCATCATCTATCTAGTCTGCTGAACATACCATGCTCAACGCTGGCCGAACTTGGCGCCAGCAACACATGGCAAGCTGATCAAATACTTAGATCGGACATACGCTGGCGCGACACAGTGGTCTGGGGTATTACCGGCCTGTATAGGCAATGGATAATCCAAAATGGTGAGATGCGACACCTTAACATGCATAGTCATGTTGAGGATCCCAATCTAGAAATCAACTGGCCACTGCGTGCTTTGGCCAGCGACACCACACTGTACGCATCAATGCACTGTATGAAAGCAGTAGCCAATTTTTGTGACAAAATTGGTGCTAGATTAGTGATTTTCAACGCAAACTTCTCAGACGCATATATAACAACACTCAGGCAAATACCACATTTCTACTACTATCAACATCCAATTCGTATAGGCAAAGACAGGCAAATACGTCAACACTGGCTTGATTTAGGCACAGACGACTCGCATCCAGGCCCACTACAGCATCAAGCATTCGCAAATTTTTGTTACTCAATTTTAAAACCACAAACAGACTCTGTGCTAAGTGTTGTGACTTAGCCCCATTGAGCTAGCCGAGGTAAGGCTCGTTGCCAGCAGATCTTGGGTGTCAAAGAATAGGCTAACTTAGGCTAAATGATCGCGGCTATGTGAACAAGATACAACCGCGGCGCAAGGGACTTTGCTTGTATGGGGTCGCCTGCGTTCCGTTGCGAGTCAAGGCTAGAGTAGGAGGTACAGCGCAACCGCCTCCGTGTGGAAACACAATCTCTTTATACAAGTGATCGTTCGAACTCAGATGATGACAACTTGCCCGGTAAACGGGCAAGTATGACCAAAAAATCTAGATGATAACTTGATTCTCGCTCTGCTCGAACACATTGATGAGCGCAAGCGAATCAATAGATCTACGCAGTAGATCTTCCAAGTACATGATGATTGGGCTCAAGTAACTGATGTAGTTTTTGTGTGTTATCTGGAAAATGTTCAAGTTGCCAGTTCTTGACGTTGAGTTGATGTTTGTGCATCAATTGATGTAGAATAATCACTTCCTGAGTAAAGCTAAGGTCTCGCAGTGGATAGTACCAGTTATTGACCACAGCATCAACAATGTGATCAAGTTCGTATTGAAACTTCAAGAGTTGGTAGTTGATCTGCTGCCATTTTTGATACACCTGCTGCCATGATTCCCACCGTGATGAATCTGTTGTGATATCAAGATCTTTGCACAGACGTGAGAGCACCTGTTGTCCGTGATACCAAAATTCCTGACAGTTGATCCAATGATGTGGGAGTGTGAAGTCCAGGTGTTCGTGTCCTAGTCTTGATGCTGTCCACTGTAGATTCAGTGCCAGTAGTTCTCTACGATCCCAAACAGTTGTGGCCGAACTCAAGGTGCTGTTGAAAAACACTTCATTCATGTGTAAAAAGGTATTGGCCACTGGTGTTTCTTCAAACATCACTGCGTGCTGCGCACGATCTAGAGTGCCAGCGTGATACACTTGATTGTGATGATCTGTGGCCACAAACACACAGTCACAGCCCATGTAATCACACCAGCGCCAGACCTGAGCATATTCTTGGTCGCAAAGATCAATCAGACGAGTCCATTCTTGATTGTCATGCAATACTGAACTAGTGTGACCAAGTTCCTGTGCCATGGTGTCCACAGCAGGTCCCACAGGATAGATCACATGAAAGTCTGCGGGCACATTGATTAGTTTGTCCAACACATGTCGTGTGTTGTGTATGCCAGACACATGATTGCGTGTGTGTCCATGCGCATTTAGTCTAGTTAATGGATTTACAGTGATTGGTTGCCAGCCCTGTTGCCAATGATACACTTGATCATGGCCAGCTAGCCAGTGTATGCTCCAATCCATGAAACTGATGCCAATGTTGTGTGTGCCAGTGAGGCAAACAATGCGTGTCATAGTTGATCTGGCCAATCGCGAAACAACGCATGTTGTATGTTGCCCGCTACAAATTGATTGAAACTACGGTGTTTGTCTTCTAGTTCGCCCTGTAGTGGTGCCACACGACGAAAAGCCTCGTCCATCTGCGCCATGTCACGAAATTCCATGATTATCATCCATTCTGGCATGTCTGCAATGCTGCGGAATCCCATCTTGCAGCGTGTGATACGATAGGTCAACATTTTGCCTTCACTGACCAAATGATCAAAAAAGCCTCGCATGTTGTTGACCCATTCAAGATCAGAAATGTCACCTTGTTTGTCTGCCCAGATTGTGTATAAGTCGCTCATTCAATTGGTCCTAGTATTTCAAATCCGTCTAGCTGTTTTTTATAAAGATGTGCTTGTTCAAGATAAAGATAATCAAAGCCACGTTGTTTGTACACAGCACATTCGGTCTTGAGTGTTTCTATGCCAAGGCGAAGTTCTGGATCGTGATAGGTCCAAGCAAACTGGTCACACAAGGCATTTTTGTCGTCAAATCTGCGTATGAGGCTAAAGGCCACCAAATGAGTTTGATCCCAGTATCCTATGATGTCGGCCATGGGATCTTGAAATCTACTGTTAAACATAGGCATCACAGATGAAAACTTTTTGTATCTACAGTAGCTTTTGTAGATTTCCTGACAGGCTGCGATGTTGTAGTCAGTTTTGTCAAGGTATGCCCAAAACACAGTGGGTTTGTAGTCTGTGGCGTCAAGCCTAATGCGTGCAAATTGATAGTTCATATGCGAGGATCAACACGATGTTGAAACAGTCCTTGTAGATAGTCTTCAGGCCAGTTCTTGTAATAACCTTGGCCAGCAAGTAGTTTTGCAAATTCATTGAGCTTGGCAAGTGGCTGCACAAACACAATAGCCCAGGTACCCTGATTAAACTTTACACCATTAACAACTTCTTCACTGAGAGGATGATCTGCCAAGGCCAATAGGTCTCTGGCTACTAAAAAGTCAGTGTTGACTTGATCCACAAGATTATTGAACACAGCTGGTTCAAAGTGTCGCGGATCATACACATAGGCCACCACGGTTTTTTCTTCCATGTCAATGGCCTGTAGGTCAACATAGGGATCTATCTTACCTTTACGTATTTCAAATTCTCCGTTGAGTCGAGCTCTACGTGCGTATGGGCAGGGAGGCCATCCATTGAGCTGTGGATTAGACTTTTCCACGAAACCCGTGATCCAAAGCAAGATGTCAATTTGTGCTTGATTAAAATCCATTAGAAGAAAGGTAATCCAGATTTTTTGGTTGTTTCAAGATTTTCTTTGACAATGTCATTTATGGCCATGCGTTCTTCGTAGCTGAGTTGCAGTGCTTGTTCGTAAGTGATACCACCACGCATGTACCAACTTAGTTTGAGAGCTTCGTGGCGGATAGCTGATGCTTCTTTGCCCATGGTAGCGACCATTGCCTCAATTTCATCTGGGCTAGATGTTAAGAGGCTGGCGCGAAAAAATTTGCTTGATCAAGTGTAAATGGTTGTGTGTACTGATTTTCACAATTGTTGCATTTAACCTGTAGTGGTTTAAGTTCGCTGTCCATTCGCAGCGTAACCACGTGATCACGAATGCGGTTAAACAACTTACGATCGCAGTTTTTCAAAAAATCAGCAATGTGTTCGTGCTCTGTGACCATGGCATTTGATGTTTTAATCAAGCTGATAGTTGCTGTTAGTGTGGCCACAGTCATTTCAGTGACCTTGCGCAGAGCATCAGCTAACATTTTGATTTTTTCTTCTTCTGGAAGTTCTGCATTTGGCAACATCTGTAGCAGTCTTTGGTCATTAAACTGCATGGTATTGTTTTCGTGCATCTGCTGATAGTTCAAAGGCACAAAGTGTATTTCCAGATCACCATTGGAAATACAACTATCATAGTCTGGCATTTTGAAACCGTCAAGCACTTGGCGTAGATCCAGTGCATACGTATGGCTTTCTTCACACTTGGGACAGCGGCTCTCTATTTCTAGTTCATGTCCGTAGCTGGCAATGCGTATAGCTGTGAGTATGGCATCTATATCTACGGCCGGAGTGCCCCAGGCATTTCGTATGTTTGGCACACAGCTTTGAATCACACTCACAACTGCCTGTCCGTTAAACAGTGCATCAGGTGTGCGGTAGGTTATTTCATCAATCGCGGTCATAGGCAACACTGGCAACTCACCGTTTTCAGTCATGGTTAAGGTGCCTGGCGGCCAGAATTTACCTTGGCTAGGTAAACGCAGGTAGATGGCTGGCTGGCGGAAAAACTGCCGTAAAGGATTAGCGGTTGGGGTCATTTTTACATCCATAAATATAGATAAAGTACTTATAACCCAAGAAAACCATGGCAGATTTTACCGAACAAGAACGGGCTGAGCTACAACGTCAAGTAATGGAAGAGATGCGTGCCTATGGCCAGCTGCATGCCAGCACCGCTGATTCTGTACGTGATGCACAAGTAGGGGTCAAGGGATTTTCCAAGCAGGTTCGTACCAGCGCAGTTGACGTCACCAAAGCTTATTCTGATTTAACCAAGCAGATTTACAGCGGTGCTCAGGGCATGTCAGTGTTCAACAATGCTGTGGAAACCACCGCTACAGCAGTAGCAGCGTTTGGTTTGCTCATGGGCGGCCCAATTGTTAAAGCAGTGAGTGTGGCTCTAATTGGTTTGGCCAAGGCCATTGGTCTAGCAGCTGAGTCCAGCGATAGAATTTACAACGCCTATTCAAGACTAGCTGAAGTTGGCGGCACTGCCAGTGATCAACTTTCAGGGCTTCGTGACGAATCTGCCCGGCTTGGCTATGTCATAGCAGACAACACTGAAGGTCTAAACGCATTCACAAACTTGATCACTGAAAATGCTGATACCATGGCTTTGTTTAAAGGCACAGTATTTGAAGGTAGACAAGCCCTAGCGAATGTAAGCACTCAATTTGATGACTATCGCATGGGTCTAAGACGCATGGGTCTAACTATTGATCAGCAAAACAAAGGCATGGTCAGTTATATAAGACTTCAAACTACCCTGGGTCAAGCACAAAACAAAACATTTGCTGAACTTGCTTCAGGCGCAAACAAATACCTACAAGAAACACAGGCACTGGCAGCAATCACGGGTCAGCAGCGCAAAGAAGTCGAAGAAGAAATGAAACGTGCATTGACAGAACAAAAGTTCCGTGCCAAGATTGACGAACTCTATGCCAACGGACAGTCAAATCTTGCTGAAGAATATCAAGCTATCAATGTAATGCTGGCCAAGCAAAGTCCAGAAGCTGCTGCGGGATTCCGAGCCATGATAGGTGGATCACTAGAAGCAGCAGAAAGTCAAAAACTAGTACGCAGTTCTACAGGACAAGTTATCAGTTCTTTGGATGCATTGAACAAAGGTCAGATCAACGGTGCTCAGTTCGTTACAGAGTTAGGTAGATCAATAGGCAACACCAACAGAACATTTAACAAGACAGCACAACTGACCAGTGCTTTTGGTGAAACTTTTATAGATTATGCTCAAGGCCAAAATCTTTCCATGATGGCCAATAGGGATCTAAACAAAGAATACCAAAAAGCACTCAAGCAACAAAAAGAACAAAGAGAAAACACTGAAAAGGAACTAGAGGATCAAGTGCAGACCAGACAGAATCAGCTGGATGCTGCACTGAGCATGCAAGAGCTTATTCGCAAGTTTGTGAGTATAGCGGGCACTATAACCACTGGATTAAGTGATCTGTACAAGTCAATATCCAGTTTTACTCTGCGCCTAACCAATACCATTGGTGAGGTAATTGACTTCATCAAATACGATATTCTAAAAATGGCTCGTCCTGCAGAAGCTGCTGCTGCACGAGCTGCCGCGGGCCCAGGTCCCAGCATGAGTCGTGAAATAAACGAACAACAGTACAAGTATTGGAAGGACATCTCAAAATACAATCCCAATGCTGTACCTGAGTGGGCTAAAAAGCTAATTGAACAGGAACAGCAGACAGGACGGAACCCTTATGCTAACTTGCCTGCAGCAGGAGCAGCGGGTGGCGCAGCAACCACTGGCGATCTTGACAAGTCGCGTATGCAGAACTATCTCAAGAGTGTAGCTCTAGTTGAAAGCAGTGGTAAACGTACAGCAGGAGCAGGCACATCATCAGCCAAGGGCTTGTTTCAATTCACTGAAGACACTTGGAAAGGTGTCACTAAGCAAATGGGCAAAAACTGGAGCCTAGACGACAGGTTTGACCCACAAAAAAGTGCTGAGGCTGCTGCGTTTTTTACACGAGGCAATGCTGGACGTTTTGAGCAGGTATTTGGAAGAACACCAACCAACGAAGAACTCTATATGATGCACTTCCTTGGTGCCGAAGGTGCAATTGGTTTCTTTAATGCCATGAACAATCGGCCCAACGCCAAGATTAGCGAGGTGGTTGGTCTAAAACAATACTCAGCAAACCGATCAATCTTTGAAGACAAAACAGGTAGAACTCGTACAGTGGCTGAAGTGTACAGTCTAATGTCCAATAAGTTGGGACAAGGCATGATTGGTGCTACAACTGGTCTGTATCAGCAGACACCAGTATCTCAAGATGTAGCCAACATTCCGCAATTAGCTCGAGGAGGTGTGGTGTCTGGTCCAGACACTGGTTATTTGGCTAACTTACACGGAAGAGAAGCTGTGGTACCACTGCCCGACGGCAGCAGCATTCCTGTAGCGTTCAATCCTCAAGAATTCATGAGAAGTATCAGTGATGCTGCACGTAGTTCGTCTAGCTCAGGTACAGGTGATCTGATCAGTAGCATACAAGACATGGTGCGTTTACAGCGTGATCAAAACGATCTGCTGACTCGAATGTTACAACACCAGCGGGCCTAACGGTAAATATATCTATGACATGGCGCAAGTATTTTAAAGTAGCTGACACCACAGGTACAATGAGTCCTATTAGTGGTAGGAATCAAGGGTATTCAAGTTACTCAGCACAAACAGACTTTGCATTTAGAAACTATGCAAGTCGACTTCCTGAGGTTTATACCGGGCATCCAAATCGTATTGAACGCTACAATCAATACGAAATGATGGACAGCGATTCGGAAATCAATGCTTGCTTAGACATTATCGCTGAATTTTCCACACAGATCAACGAACAAAACGAAACACCTTTTGAAATCAAGTTTAGAGATCAGCCCACTGATCATGAAATTGACATCATCAAAAAACAGTTACAACAGTGGGTCAAACTCAATCAATTAGATCAAAGAATTTTCAAACTGTTCCGCAACACCATCAAGTACGGAGATCAGGTGTTTGTGCGTGATCCAGAAACATTTGAAATGTACTGGGTTGACATGACCAAGGTCAGTCGCATCATTGTGAATGAAAGCGAAGGCAAGCGTCCAGAACAGTACATCATACGGGATATCAACCCCAACTTTGAAAGCCTGAGCATAGCTCAAAAAACATCACAAGACTACATGGTAAACCCACCCACCGGTGGCAACATGACCAACCTAAGCTACACCATGCCCAACACACAGACCAACACTGGTCGTTTCAGCAGGGCCATGAACGAAAGCTGTATTGATGCCAAGCACGTGGTTCATCTTAGTCTCAATGAAGGACTAGATCCTTTTTGGCCGTTTGGACAAAGTATTCTTGAAAACATTTTCAAGGTGTTCAAACAAAAAGAACTGCTGGAAGATGCTATCTTGATTTACCGTGTACAACGTGCACCAGAGCGGCGTATTTTCAAGATTGACGTGGGCAACATGCCCAGCCACATGGCCATGGCCTTTGTGGAGAGGGTGAAAAATGAAATGCATCAACGCCGTATTCCCACAGTGGGCGGCGGTGGGCAAAACATCATGGATTCAGCTTACAATCCCTTGAGCATTGGCGAAGATTACTTTTTTCCACAGACAGCAGATGGTCGAGGTAGCACAGTTGATACTCTGCCTGGCGGTCAAAACCTTGGCGAAATTGACGATCTAAAGTATTTTAACAACAAAATGGCACGTGGTCTACGTGTGCCCAGCAGCTATCTGCCCACTGGCCCAGACGACAGTGATCGTGCATTGAACGACGGCAAAGTAGGCACAGCCTTGATTCAAGAATACAGATTCAATCAATATTGTGAACGTTTGCAGCAGAGTATTGTGCAAAAACTAGACGACGAATTCAAAATGTTCTTGGCCTGGCGCGGTTTTAACATTGACTCTGGATTATTTGATCTTAAGTTTAATCCCCCGCAGAACTTTGCTAGCTATCGTCAAAGCGAACTAGATGCCAGTCGTATTGCCAGTTTTACATCACTTGAGCCGTTGCCATACATGAGCAAGCGTTTTATGCTGCAACGTTTCCTAGGGCTAACCGAAGACGAAATCGCAGAAAACGAAAAACTCTGGAAAGAAGAACGTGATGAACCTGATCTTGAAACCACCCAAGGTCAGGATCTACGTAGTATAGGTGTGACACCAGGCGGACTACAAACAGACCTTGAAACCGGGCAAGAACTGGCCAATATTGGCGAACCTGGTGCTGGTGAAATACCTGGTGCTGGTGGAGTACCTCCGACTGCCGGAAACGCAGCTGGCCCAACAGCAGCTCCCGCAGCGCCACCTTCGGTATAAATATTAACATGGTCCTTACTGAATTATATCAACGTAGTCCGACTGCTTATCAAGATCCTGCACAGGATAATAGCCGTCCTCAGATACAAAATCTCCGTAAAACCAGACTTACTCTCAAGCAGCTAAACAAGCTGCGACAAATGAATGATTTGAGAAAATACGAATACAAAGAAAAACTCAAAGACATAAAAAATCAATATTCACCGCCTCCACAGCCTACGATTTAATTTTTTTGTAATTTTATTGCAAAAAACAGCCGATCTAGAGCACTCTTTACATCAATCCGTTAAATATAGTAATACATTTGCCCTTCTTGGGGACAAATGAAATTTCTACCCATGAGGAGCTTACACATGAACAAAAAGTTCGAACAGTTAATTGAATACGTGATCAACGATGAAGAGGACAAGGCCCGTGCCCTGTTTCACGATATCGTAGTTGAAAAAAGCCGTCAGATCTATGAAGAAATGATGGACGCTGAAGAAGAAATTGATGAAGCCAAACACGACGACGATGACGAGGAAAAAGTCGAAGAAGCCATGGACGATGACGATGAAAAAGTCGACGAAGCCATGCACGACGATGAAGAAAAAGTCGAAGAAATGATGGGCGGAGACTCCGCTGATGACTTGATTGACGACGTTAGTGTTGAAGAAGAAGGCATCTCTATGGAAGCCGATGAAGAAGGCGACGATGACATGGGCGCTGACGAAGCCGGCGGTGATGATATCGAAGGCAAGCTCATGAACATTGAAGACAAGCTTGATGAGCTTATGGCCGAATTTGAAGCTCTAATGGGCGACGAAGACATGGGCGATGACATGGGCGGCGAAGAAGAGCTGGACATTGACATCGGCGACGACGGCGCAGACATGGATATGGATATGGACATGGACGCAGACATAGGTGACGAAGAGCCAATGCCAATGGGCGAGGCTGTTAACCTAAAAGCTGCACCAAAGCCAACCACTTCTGAAGAAGGCGGTATCAACAAAAAAAGCGTGGTAGCTGCTAACAGCGGCGCACGTGGTATGGAAGGCAAGCCTGTTCACACTGGCACAAGCATGGGTGGCAAGCATGACGCAGCAGGTGCTTACAGCAACAATGTAAAAGACCTAATCAGCGATGTGCAAAATTCACCTGCCAAGGCCAAGGTAACACAAAAGCCTGCTCCTAAGCCACACCTAGCACAGGCCACTGGTGTAAACACCAAGAGCCCACTGTAAGGATTTGCTGTGAATCGCTGTTTACGTGAAACCCTGACGTTTAGCCAAGCCCGTGTGGAGCTCTTGCAAGAAGAAGCTCCTGACGGGAGTGGTAAAAAACTCTACATGCAAGGTATTTGTATTCAGGGTGACAAGCGCAATGCCAATGAGCGTGTGTATCCCACTCGCGAAATTAATCGTGCTGTTGGCACTATTAATGAACAAATCAACAGTGGTATGAGTGTGCTTGGCGAAGTTGATCATCCAGACGATCTCAAAATCAATCTAGATCGGGTTAGCCACATGATTGAAAAAATGTGGATGGATGGCAGCGATGGCTACGGCAAACTAAGAATTTTACCAACTCCTATGGGACAACTGGTCAAGACCATGTTGGATTCTGGAGTGAAACTAGGCGTTAGCAGCCGCGGCAGCGGTAATGTTGACGATAGAACCGGACATGTCAGTGACTTTGAAATAGTTACTGTTGATGTGGTTGCCCAACCCAGCGCACCCAATGCTTATCCCACAGCAGTTTATGAGGGCTTGATGAACATGAAATATGGTCATCGTGCTCTTGAGATAGCTAAAGAAGTTGGTACGGACAACAAAGTACAGAGATACCTGAAAGAGGAAGTAAAACGCCTTATCAAGGATCTCAAGATCTAAGGAGAATCTAATAATGTTAGATGCCATCAAACCATTACTAGATAGCGGCCTGATTAACGAAGACGTTAGTCGCGAGATCAATGAAGCCTGGGAAACCAAGCTAAATGAAGCTCGTGAACAGGTACGTGCAGAACTTCGCGAGGAGTTTGCACAACGCTATGAGCACGACAAGAGCGTGATGGTTGAAGCCCTAGATCGCATGGTAACCGAAGGTCTAAACGCAGAGATCGAAGGCGTTGCTGCTGAAAAGCGTCAACTTGCTGAAGATCGCGTGAAGTTCCAAGCCAAGATGAAAGAAAGTGCCACTAAGTTCAACGACTTCATGGTAAAGAAATTGGCTGAAGAAATCGCAGAAGTGCGTAGAGATCGCAAGGCTCACAACCAAGGACTAGAAAAATTAGAAACCTTTGTGGTGCGAGCACTTGCAGAAGAAATCATGGAATTCGCTCAGGACAAACAAAAGGTTGTAGAAACCCAAGTGCGTCTGGTGCGCGATGCCCGTGTAAAACTTGAGTCATTGAAATCACGCTTTGTTAAAGAAAGTGCGCAGAAGATGAGTCAAGCGGTATCCAAGCATCTCAAGGCTGAACTCAACCAGCTACGTGAAGACATCCAAGTTGCACGAGAAAACAATTTTGGCCGTCGCATCTTTGAAGCCTATGCAGCTGAATTTGGTGCTACACATCTCAATGAAAATGCAGAAGTGCGCAAGCTCAATGCGGTGATTGCTGAGAAAAATGCCAAGTTGTCCAAGGCCGTACAAGTGGCCGAACAAGCTCGTGTGGTTGTGGAAAGTAAAGAACGAGAAATTCGTATGATTCGTGAAAACAACGAACGTGCCAATATTATGGCCGACCTGTTGGCTCCTCTTAACAAAGAGAAGCAGGACATCATGCGCAATCTTCTTGAAAGCGTACAGACTGCTCGTCTGAAAAACGCTTTTGAAAAATATCTACCAGCGGTGCTCGAGAACCGATCTGTGAAAGCCCAGAAAGTGATTACAGAATCGATTAGCGAAGTGACTGGGGATAAAACTACCTCGCCTCAGCAAGATGAAGATCGCAGCAATGTGATTGACATCAAGAGATTGGCAGGATTATAAGCAAAAGGAGACTATAATGTCAGAGCAATTACTCGAAAGCCGCTGGGACGAAACCAAAGAAGCCCTTATGGAAGGCCTTAAAGGTTCACGTCGCAGCACCATGGGTGTTATTCTTGAAAACACTCGCAAGTATCTGAAAGAGAATGCAACTGCTGGCAGCACCGCTGCTGGTAACGTGGCAACTCTAAACCGTGTCATTCTGCCAGTGATTCGTCGTGTGATGCCAACTGTGATCGCTAACGAACTGGTAGGTGTTCAGCCAATGACCGGCCCTGTGGGTCAAATCCACACTCTGCGTGTTCGCTATGCAAGCACCATGAACGATACTTCAGCTGCTGCAACTTCAACCATCGCTGGTGAAGAAGCACTGAGCCCGTTCAAGATTGCAACAGCTTACTCTTCAGCAAGCACTGTGACTGCTGGCGTTCCTGGCGCAAGTCAGACTCGCTACACTGGTGCTGACACTTCGGTTCTTGAAGGTTCTGGTGGTCGTAACATCAGCGTTCAGATCCTGAAGCAGGCTGTTGAAGCAAAAACACGTAAGCTGCAAGCTCGTTGGACCTTTGAAGCAGCACAAGATGCACAAGCAATGCACGGTATTGACGTTGAAGCAGAAATCATGGCCGCACTGGCTCAAGAGATCACTGCTGAAATTGATCAAGAGATCCTGCTGAGCCTGCGTACTCTGGCAGCTACAGAGTTCACATACAACCAGGCAACTGTATCTGGTACTGCTACATTCGTTGGTGACGAACATGCTGCACTGGCAGTTCTGATCAACCGTGTTGCTAACCTGATTGCTCAGCGTACACGTCGTGGCGCTGGTAACTGGGCAGTTGTGTCACCTGCATCGCTGACTGTGCTGCAAAGCGCAACCACTTCAGCATTTGCACGTACAACTGAAGGCACATTTGAAGCACCTACCAACACCAAGTTTGTTGGTACATTGAACGGCGCAATGCGTGTGTTCGTTGACAGCTATGCTAGCGATAGCCAAGCTGTTCTAGTTGGTTACAAGGGTTCGAGCGAAGCTGATGCAGCCGCGTTCTATTGCCCTTATATTCCGCTGATGAGCTCTGGCGTTGTTCTTGATCCTACCACTTTTGAACCAGTGGTAAGCTTCATGACTCGTTATGGTTACATCGAACTTACCAACACAGCCAGCAGCTTCGGTAACGCAGCTGACTATCTGGGTGAGATCGCTGTATCGAACCTGTCGTTCAGCTAATCAAAACTCTCAGGGATGGGAATCAACCCCGCTTCGGCGGGGTTTTTCTTGGACAGATTATTCTTCGTCATCGTCTTGATAATCGTCTTCGTCTATCCATTTTTGACTTGGATCATCGTAGGCCTGATAGTAACGTTCATTGGCCTGCATGATTCTAAATCCATCTTTATATTTCAGCGCAGCAAAGGTTGCTTCTTCCTTTTTTAACAAATCGCAAACCACAAAGCTAGTGCCACAACCACCGCTGATGTTTTTGAATGGCGAGTGTTTGTATTCATTATGCTGTAATGCTTTGTGAAATGCTCCACCGTATGTAAAAATTATTCTTGTGATACCAAGCTTTTGATTTCGCAATCTAATTTTGTCAATCAAGGTCAAGACTGAGATTTCAGCTTCGTTGGCATCGTTGATGGCCAACAAACACTCTTTGAATTTGATACTGCCCTTGGTATGGTAATTGTCCGGAGTCTCTTTGGTACTCCATGGGATGGAAGCAGTGACGTGGTCTACGTAAAAAGTTTCACCGTGTGTTTTTACGACCCACATGGGGATGGTACTATCTTCTAGATGTTTCTTGTTGAAGTGAAACACTAGATCCTTGCATGCGTATTCAATCTATGACATTTTATTTTCCTTTTGTTTTAAATTTACTGCACATTAGTTCAAAATCATGTTGCCTGCTTTGAACTTGTCCGTAACTTGCTTTAGGATTACGTTCTCTATACTCTGCTTTTTGTTGTTCTATGCACTCATCGTACTTGTTAGAACAACCTGCTGCTATCAAAGCAAAAACCATTAAAATGTAGCGCATAACAGTTTCCTAATGGGTAGTTATTTTTGTGTCAGGAAACTACCAAACCCCGTGAGCGCAGCCCATCCCGTTTTCGCGTCAGCGGAGGCGGAATATGGTTACGGGTCCGCCGATGATTCTGGTGCGCCGTATGGGAATCGAACCCATTCATTGGAGGTTTAGAATCTCCTTGCCGTCCACCGGCTCACAGCGCATAACGTAATTATGCCAAAATTAAACTAGTAGGTCAATTAATTTGGTAAACCACTAAATACTATTAACGCACTCTGCGTTTTATGCGGCAACCACCGCGTAGTGGCTAGAACCCACATCGGACTTCTTTAAGGAGAAAACAAATGGGGCGTCCTCTCAAAATACAAAAATATTCTACTAATTCTGGTATTGGTGCACCTGGTGCAGCAGTAGGCATTGATGTTGGTTTTCCAAACTTTGGCTCACTGACAGATCCAGAGTATAATGTCAACCCAACAACTCTAAGTGCAAACGATTATCTTGGCGTGGTTGGCGGACTTCGTACCACTGCCACATCAGCTACTAATCCTGTGGTCAAGTGTATTGTAAACATCGCCAACAGCTACACAGGTGTAGATGATGGTGTTATCCTGCGTCAAAAAGGTGCTCACAAATTTCTAGTGGCCACGAACACAGCTATTGACCCTGCCAACGCAGTGGTGGGTGTCAGTGTGCGCATTGCTAGCCTTGGGGACACCAATTGGGTAGCTATGGGTGCACCAGTGGGTGCCGCAGTAGGCACTATTTTCTTAGTTACAGCAGCCGCAGGCGCTGGTACCACAGGCACCTGTCAAGAAGTCGGTGTGTGCGTTTTAGACAATGATGCAACTCCTCCTGGCGGCAGCATGGCCATTGGCTTCTCAGTAGGAGATTCAACAATTACCTACATCAGCAAGCTAACCAACAAGTGGCTGTTGGATTGGACTGGAGGTAACGACTACGGTTACTCCAGCGTGGTAAATGATGTGCGTTATGTATCAAACTTCTTCACTGACGAAGGCACTGTGATCAAGAGTGGTACTGCAAATACCACAGTGATACCAGGGCAAGTTGAGAAGTGGACTAGCTAACACTTTTAATACTGTTAGGATCCTCCCAGAACTACATACTGGGAGGATTTTTTTATGACTATAGCTTTTGCACTGGCAAATGGTGTTAGTAGACAAGGACTTGATCTTGCCTGGTTACACCACTACGGCTCAATTTATGGCTGCAATGCACTCTACAAAGATTACGAACCAGACGTGCTGGTGGCCACTGACGCTCCGATCAGTGGACGAATTCAAGATTCTGGCTACAGTCAGCGTAAAACATTCTACACTCGTAGATGCTATCCAAATTCTGGAGCAAGGCAGATCCCCAAAAAATACTACGGAAACAGCTCAGGACCAGTGGCCGCTGCACTAGCAGCTATTGACGGACACACGCAGATCTATTTGCTGGGGTATGATCTTGGACCAACAACGGATAACAAATTCAACAACGTTTATGCAGGTACCGAATTCTACAAAGCACGTGGAACTCCTCCCACATTCACGGGCAACTGGATCAAGCAGATAACCACAGTGATATCAGATTTTCCCACTGTGCGCTGGACCAGGGTATACGGGGAAACCACAATGAAACACGCTGAATTAGACCGTTTGAGCAATCTTGAGCACCTTGAAATGTCGCTGTTTCTGGCTCGTATAAATAAGCAAAAGGATTGTTAGATGTCAACTTACAAACGTGTCAACGGTGACTATAATATTGTCTCTATACAAGCGACGGACAACGTCAACATTACAACCAACACGGTTAATGTCGCAGGCAATATACGCACTTCAGGGTTGACTGCCACGGGCACTGTTGCTTTCCCAACTGCCAACATCACTGCAAACAATATCACCAGTAACTCTATTACGTCAGTTGGTAACTTTGTTACCACTGGTGTTTTTATTGGTGACGGATCAGGACTTACCAACATTCCCACTGGTAATGCGTCTGGCAATCGTATTCAAAACGGTACATCTAAAGTTGATTTGCCCAATCTATCTGGCAACATTCAAATGGACGTGGGCGGTGTTGCTAATGTAATGCTGTTGACCACCACTGGTGCTATTTTACCAGGTAATGTTACAACCGGCAATATCTTAACAGACAACTACTATTTTGCCAATGGAGTGCCATTTGTCAGCGGCGGAACTGTTAAATGGGATGCTCAGGGCACAGCACCAAGTTCTCCCACTGCTGGTGACTTTTGGTTTAACACCGTCAACGGTATTGTGTATCAATATGTAGATGATGGTGATACTGATCAGTGGGTGGATATCAGTGGGGTGGCTACACCTCCTGCATCAGCAAGCACCCTGGCCAACACAGTGGTACAACGAGATGTTAATGGATCATTTACAGCCAATACCATTACAGTAACAAATCTAAATGCCGCGGCCAATATCGCAGGCACTTACTTCATTGGCAATGGTAGTTTGCTAACAGGCATCAGTACTAATCCTAGCACTATTATCAATGGTCTATCAACTGTTACCATTCCATCTACCAGCGGTAACATTTTTGCCAATGTAAACAACGTTAACATGGCGCAGATAACCAATCTAGGTCTAGCAGTAGGCAACATCACTAACCTTGGTTCTAATTCCACAGGCAACATTGGTTCGGCCAGCAATTATTTCAATCGTGTGTTTGCTACTTCAACGTCAGCACTTTATGCTGACTTAGCAGAAAACTATACATCAGACAACAAATATGAACCGGGTACAGTGGTAATTTTTGGTGGTGAACAGGAAATTACAATTAGTTCTCGTACACATGACACTGCTGTGGCAGGAGTAGTCAGTGAAAAGCCCAGTTACCTAATGAACTCTGGTGTTGACGGAGTAGCAGTTGCACTCACTGGCAAAGTAAACTGCAAAGTGAGAGGTCCGGTGGACAAAGGCACTTTGCTGACCACAAGTGACTTACCAGGGGTGGCTGAAAGAGTAAATGACAGTTTATATAGACCAGGCTGCGTACTGGGTAAAAGCATGATGACAATTCTTGATAATTCAATACAGACTATTACAATTGCAGTGGGGAGATTCTAATGTCATTCTTTCCCGTTAGTCCCGTTAATGGTCAGCAGGCCAATGTAGGAAATATAACCTATCAATGGAACAGTACCACCGGTGCATGGAATCGCGTTGGTACCACAGTGACCAATATCATTGATGGTATCACAGTTAACATCACTGGTAATCTCAACGCAACTGGTACTGGACAACAAAATTTTGCTGGTAGAATAAGTTCAGGTGGTAATATCAGTGCAACTGGCAACGTTCAAGGTTCGCACATGATCGCTAGCCAGACCATTGCAGCAGGCGGCAACATCACGTCGGGTGGTAATATCACCGCAGCAGGTGCGGCCAATGTGACCACTCTCAATGCAAGTTTGGTTAATGCAACAACACAAGTAGCAGTTGGCAGTGCCTATTTAGATGGTTCGCAGTTAGTGGTTAACAATGTCAATGCTGGTAATGCAGTGACATCACCATATGTTTCAACCACAACTTTATTAGCTGGCAATGCGGCTTTGACCAGTGCAACTGTGACAGGTAATATCACAGCAGGTAATATTTCAACTTCTGGTTCAGCCACTCACACAGGCAATATCAACGTTGGCAATGTAAATGCCACAGGCAATGTCAGCGGCACATTTATTCTAGGCAATGGTGCTTTTCTAACTGGTGTGGTAACAGGTGGCGGAGGTGGCGCAGGAAATCGTGCCAATATCAGTACCACAGTTGGTCCAGTATCCAATGCTGTGAGTGTAAACGCTAATCTAACTGGTTACAAAGGCTACGCAATTTATAAAATTTCCACTAGTGCGGCTAGTTGGGTAAGAGTATACACCAGCACTGCTGCTAGAACAGCCGACTCTACACGGGATCAGGATACAGATCCTCAACCAGGTGCAGGCGTCATAGCAGAAATTATTACCAATGGTGCAAACACTGTGACTGTTAGCCCAGCGGCCATTGGCTTCAATGATGACAATCCGGTTTCAAACGCTGTGCCCATTACTATCACGAATCTAAGTGGTGCACCTGCTACACTCACAGTTACATTAACTGTGTTGCAACTGGAAACATAATGATTGAAAGAACCGCATCCGAAGAAGAGTTAGTCAAACAACTAGGAGAGAATCCTAGCCCTGAAGCTCTCATGGAACATGCCAAAGCAACCTTGGGGTATGTTGAACCCTTGCAGATGGATGCTACTACAGAATATCCTCACGTGATTACCTTGGCCAGCTATGACGTACAGGACAATTTCTATGATGAAATGGAAAGTCCAGGTAGTCGAGGCTATGTACCAGATCGAGTGGTAGAATGCATTGATCGAATGCCACTGTGCCGGAGTACAACCTATCTTATCACTCCAATTGAAGCAGCACGTCTTGAGCAAGATCCTAGAGTGATAGCCGTTGAAGTTGAACCACAGTTCTTGGGAATCAAACCAAGACCATTGGGATCACAGTTCAGTGCGTTTTGGGATAAAAGTGGTACCACAACCAGCGACATGAAAAACTGGGGTCTGCTGCGCTGTTGGAACAGGACCACGTTGCCAAACTGGGGCAGTGACGGATCTGAGCCAAATAAAAGTGCCACTATCACATTGACCAGCACAGGAAAAAATGTTGACGTAGTGGTATTTGATGGCAACATGGATAGAAATCATCCAGAATATGCCAGAAATGCCGATGGGTCGGGCGGATCACGAATCAATCAGATTAACTGGTGGGCATACAACCCAGCTGTGACAGGACAACCAGCAGGTGTGTATAACTATGGTGCAGGTTCTGCAGGCAACAACGGACATGGTTATAACGTTGGTGGTATCATGGCAGGTAACACCTGTGGATGGGCCAGAGATAGTACCATTTACAATATTTCGCCCTATGGTGAACAAACCAATGGCACTAGCACTCCAAACCTAACACAGCTGGTAAACTATATTCGCTATTGGCACAACAGCGTTAAAACTCGTAATCCTGTCACAGGTATCAAAAATCCCACTGTGGTAAACATGAGTTTTGGTTTGTTTGGCAACACATTCGCAAGAAGCAACAACATCTTGATGTGTAATCGAATTGATTACCGGGGCACGATACAGAATCATCCTGCCAGTCCCCCTGCGGGCCAAACGTCGTTGCAGGCCACTTACAACGGGAACTGGACTTTAACCAACTTCTATAATGGCGGTATTCAGGTCTATGCTGAATATGCCAATGTATATGGTGTTATTCTGTTTTTCTATACTCTGCAAGATGCAGCAGCTTCAGCTGCTATTATTGATGGCATGAACGAGGGTATAATCTGGGGAGCAGCAGCAGGTAACCAGTGGGGCGAAGCAGGTGTACTCAGCGGAGATCCTGATTTTAACAACAATTTAAATGTGGCCTATGCTACTTTTGGCACTGTTGTGCTTTACGCTGCAAGGTATCATAATCAATTTCCAGTACCAGCTTCAACTGAAACAGGTACTCCAGGTACAGACAGCTTCAAAGGTGTAATAGTTACAGGTAACATTGATCAAACTGTCAATCAGCAGGTACAACAAACATCCAGTGCAGGCCGTGGAATCACAGTCTGGGCACCAGGAACTGGTATCATGGCACCATATACCAGCGGAGTACCTGACCCAAGAAATGCTAGTTTTTTCATGTCAAAACTCACTGGTACCAGCATGGCTAGTCCACAAGTCATGGGTATTATTGCTTCTCTGTGCGAGATATACCCCAACATGAGCCAAATGGACGCTTATCGTTGGGCTCGATACTATGCGCAAGAAGGTGTGATTCCAGACTTTGGAACCCCACTGCCACCGGGTCCTGTGAGTGAAAGAGGCCTGCGAGGAGCTCAGAATCTGTTCATGGGCTACTACAACGATAGACCCATAAATGGCAACGTTTGGCCTCAAAAACGCTGGTGGCTACGCCCTAGTGCAGGTCTAGCTTATCCAAGGCAAATCATACGCCGATATTCTACCGGCTAAAATGCCAAATCTCTGTTCACGATAAATATTAAATCGGGAACTAGGACAGAGATGGCACAGCAAATAATCAACGTAGGATCGCAGCCAGACAATGGTGATGGTGATCCATTACGCACTGCGTTTATTAAGACCAACGAGAATTTCACTGAAATTTATCAGGCTGGTCCTGTTGGCAGCAACATACAGATTGCCAACAACACGATTTCTACTTCCCAGCTCAATGGCAACATAATACTTGCGCCTCGCGGAATTGGGGTAGTACAAACCAACAGCACAGTGATGCCAAGACTGGACAATGTGTATGATCTTGGCACTCCCAGCGCACGTTACAACACATTATATCTAGGCACAGGTGGATTTGATAGCGTAGGTAATATCACTGGCAACTACTTTATTGGTAATGGTAGTCTGTTAACAGGTATTGTTGCCGAAGCTCCTCGCGCATTGATCTGGGGAAACACCAATCTAAGCATTGCCAATGTAAACGGCAATATCACTCTCACAGTCACTGGTACCAATGTAGTTACTGTGACTCCCAGTGGTCTAAATCTAAATGGCAATATCAATGTGTCACAGAGTTTGGTGGCAACTGATGTTCAGGCTAACACTGTTACCGCGTCAAGTCTAGTATCAACTCCACTGCTAACAGTCAGTACAATTTCAGCTGCCAATGGCACTGCCAACATTGGCAACGTTAATGCAGTCACAGTTAACACCACTAATTTAACAGCAAGTAACACAGTGTCATCACTCACTGTGCTGGCCACTGGCAATATCACTGGTAACATTTTAAAAACTGGCAATGTCACTGTATCTGATAGTACCATCACTGCTGCTGGCAATATCACTGCTTCATATTTCCTAGGCAATTTCGCAGGTAATATCAGTGGCAACCTCACAGTGCCTGGCAGCAACACAGGTGTGGTGTTTAATGATTCTGGTTTGGCCAACAGCAGCAATGGTTTTACCTTTGACAAAAGTACCAATGCAGCAGTTGTGTCTGGAAATCTATCAGCTGCCAATCTAATTGCATCTGCTAATCTATCAGCAGTGTCTTTGAATGCCTCTGGCGTGGCATCTGTCACTGGCAACATCACTGGTGGTAATTTGATCACTGCTGGAGTGCTATCAGCTTCAGGCAATGTGGGCGGAGCCAACTTTAACACCACTGGAGTTGTAAGTGCTCTAGGCAATGTTAGTGGCGCTAATATCAACACCACTGGTCTAGTCAGTGCTTTGGGTAATGTCACAGGATCTAATTTAAACACCGTGGGTGTTGTATCAGCCACAGGTAACATCACTGGTGGCAATCTTAACACCGTGGGTGTTGTATCAGCCACAGGCAACATCACTGGTGGTAATATCACTACCGCTGGCACTGCCAATCTTGGCACTTTGATTGTAGCCAATACTTCAAGCTTCGCAGGAAATGTCACTAGTAATCTAAACATCACTGGCAATGTTGCTGCCGGCAACATCAGTACACCAGGTCAAGTTGCTGCTACGGGTGCCATCACTAGTTCTAGCAACATCAGTGGTGCAAACATCAACACCACAGGTGTGGTATCAGCCACAGGCAATGTCAGTGGCGGAAATATAAACACCACAGGACAGGTTGTGGCCACTGGCAATGTCAGTGGCGCAAATATAAACACCACAGGAAAGGTCACCGCCAACTCAATTGATGTAGCTGGTAACCTATTGGTTGGTGGTATTCTAACTGTAACTTCAGATGCACAGATTGATGGTAATCTTAGTGTCAATGGCAATCTAGTCTATGTAAACGTTGAAGACCTAAATGTTGAAGATCCTATAATTGCTCTTGGTCGAGGCGTCAACAACACTCCGTTGACCAACAATGATGGTAAAGATAGAGGCACTCAGCTTTGGTATTATTCTGGCAGTGAGAAATCTGCTTTCTTTGGATATGACAACAGTTCAGGTAACTTGCTGTTGGCCAAAGATGTATCAATCACCGGTGAGATAGTCACTGTTAATAATTTTGGCAACGTTGAAGCAGGCAATCTATCAATTCAAACTGCCACAGCCACAGGCAACGTCAGCGCCGGCAATGTAATCACAGCAGCTCAATTTGGCTGGACAGGAACAGGATCTAATTCTCGTATAACCAACAATGGCAGTATTAGTCTGATTCCTGATACCGGCTATGATGCTTTGAGTGGTGTGCAAATTGGCGGCAGTGGATATCTATTGGGACCAAACGGCTCAAGAAATCTCACTTTAAATTACAACAACGAAAATGGTCTAGCTGGTGCATACCGCCTGGCAGTGACTGGAAATCAACCACAGGCTATTGTTAATTTTGGCACCAATGCCACTGGTTCAATTGGTAACGCTACGTCTTATTTTGGCAACGCTTTTGTTAAAAATGTCACCACAGAAAACGTCACAGCCAGCGGCAATGTCAATGCTAACAATGTACTAGCCACTGCTGCCACGTTTACTGGTAATGTTACAGCGCACACCTTTATTGGAAATATCCAAGGTAACATTGATGCCGGTGGTGCGAACACCCAAATACAGTTCAATGACAACGATGTTCTAGCAGGTAGTGCTGCGTTTACTTTTGACAAATCGTCCAATGTGGTCACAGCGTCTGGCAATATCATTGGTGGAAATATCACAACCGCTGGTACTGCTAATCTTGGTACTCTAGCAGTAACCGGTACTACAAGTTTCACAGGCAACATCACCAGCAATGTAAATGTTACTGGCAACATAGCCAGCGGTAATATCACTACACCAGGTTTGATCACAGCCTCTAGTAACATCACTGGTGGCAATTTAATCACGGCTGGCATAGTGTCAGCCACAGGCAATATCACAAGCAGTGCCAACATATCTGGCAATTTTGTTGCAGCAGGAGCAAATAGACAGGTCATGTTCAATGACAATGGTCTAATATCAAGCAGTGCTTTGTTTACGTTTGACAAAGCCGGTCCTACTATTAGTTTGACCAATGCTGCTGGTACCTTGATCACTGGTTATGTCAGCAGTCTTGGTGGATCAGACCTGAATCTTACACCTGCCACAAACAATTTGGTTATTTGGGGTAGTGCAAATCCAAGATTCAGCAATACCTACACACTGGGAACCAGCACTTTCCAATGGAGAAATGTCTGGGCAGGCAACGCCAACATTGGTGCAATGTCTGTGTCAGGTCCTGTGACCTTTGCTCAAACCTTAACTGTAACAGGAAACTTATCTGGCGGTAATATTGCCACAGCAGGGTTGATCAATGCCAACGGCACTGTTACTGGAGGAAATCTAGTTTCAAACGCCGTGATCACAGCTACCGGCAATGTTACTGGTGGCAACTTAATCACTGCTGGATTGATTGATGCTACTGGTAGTATTACAAGTGCGGCTAATATTTCAGGCAACAACATATCTGCCACACAGCTAATCACAGCTACATCTGCTAATATTAGCGGCAATGTCAATGCTGGCAATGTCAGCAGCACAGGACAACTAATAGCCACAGGTAACATAACTGGTGGTAACTTGATCACAGCCGGCTTAGCCAATGTCACTGGCAACATCTATGGCAACAACATCATTGCCGCTGCCAATGTTGAGATTCTTGGCAACAAAATAACCACCGGAACTACCACTGGCTTGTTGTTTGAACCAGGTAATGTTAGTTTGATCAGTGGTAACATCATTGTTAATGGCGGTTATATTTACAGCCAAAACGGTGACACTGCTATTGTATTGGTCAACAACGGTGAAATTGGCAGTGTAGGCATTGAGAATAATTTGCAAGTTGGCAAAGACGGCCAAGGTAATCTTGATGTGGCAGGTTATGCCAATGTAACCAGCAATTTAACAGTTGGTGGTGCCGTGACAGCAACCAGTAATGTCACTGGCGGAAATTTAAACACTGCTGGGCAAGTTGTTGCTACTGGCAATGTCACAGGTGGTAATCTAATTACCAGTGGACAAGTTGTTGCAACTGGTAACATAAACACCACCGCTAATGTGATTGCTGCTAATATTGTCACAGCCAATATCAACAGCTCTACTGGTATTGTAATTACCACAAGCGGCAACAATAACATTGAGTTGAATCCAGGAGGCACTGGCAACATTGTCTTAGATAACAACTATATTAACAGTGTTGCAAATCCTATACAAGATCAAGATGCAGCAACCAAGATCTATGTTGATAACTTGGTGAGTACTGCTATCTCATATCACGAGGCAGTAGTAGCAGCTACCACTGCTAACTTGGCTACCACCACAGGTGGCACAATTACCTATTCACAGCCCAACGGAGCAGGTAACGGAGTAGGCGCTACAATTACCACAACCGGATCATTTAACCTGATTGATACGGCAAATGTACAAACAGCAAACACAAGAATCTTAGTAAAAGACGAAGCGAATGCGGTACTAAACGGTGTCTATGTTTGGTCTAACGCCACAGTGATTACTCGTAGTTCAGATACTGATACTTATGGGGTAGCCAGTGCTAATACACTTGCTATCAATGATTATTTCTATGTGTCATCAGGTAACGTCAACAAAGGCTCAGCCTACATCGTTGATTCGCCAACCGGTGTAATTACTTTTGGTACCAGCAACATTGCATTTGCTCAGTTTAGCAGCACACAGGTTTACACTGGTGGAAATGGCATAAATGTAGCAGGCACAATTATCACAGCCAAGGTAGACAACGATACCACAGCGTTTGATGGCACTGGTAATATTGTTGTCAAGGCCAGTGCAAATTTGACAACGCCCAATATTGGAGCAGCCACTGGTACAAGTTTGATTGTCAATGGCAACATCACCGCCAACAATATATCTGCCAACAGTTTTCTAGCAGCCACAACAATTAACGCAACAGGAAATATCACAGGTGGAAACATTAACAGCAATGGATTGGCCAACATTGCGGGCACTGTGGCAACTGGCAATCTCACTGTAACTGGATTTGCTAATATTTCAGGCAATCTAAGTGCAATTGGTAATGTACGTGTTGGTCAAGATTTGAGTTTTAGTGCTGCCTATGCCAACCTCCAATATGCTGGCAGTGCTAACAATTATGTACAATTAGTAGCACAAAACAAAGACAACGGATCCGCGGCCAGCACAGACTTTGTAGCCACTGCTGACAATGGCACTGACAACGATACCTATATTGACATGGGTATCAACAGTTCTGGTTATAACCAGCCTGCGTTTGCATTACAGGGTGTTAACGATGGTTATCTTTATGTTGCGGGAAACACCACCACCGGCGGCGGTAATCTTGTGCTCAGCACCTTGGAAAACAATGATATCATATTCTCAACCGGTGGTGCAAACACCGGTGATGAGATAGGTAGATTCCAACATGGTAACGGATTTGCTGTATCAGGGCCTGTGTATGCCACAGGCAATGTAACTGCTCCATATTTTATTGGCAACCTAATAGGTAACATTTCAGGTAATCTTGCTGTACAAGGTCCTAATCGTGGTGTGGTGTTTAATGATGACAGTATTGCGAATTCAGTCACAGCTTTCCAGTTTGATAAATCCAGCAATCTAGTAACATTAACAGGCAACATTGATGTTCAAGGCATGACCTTGAGTGGTAATCTCACAGCCAATGGTAACATCAGCGGCAATTACTTCTTGGGCAACGGTTACTATCTAACAGGCATCATTACATCAGTTGCTAACATAAACAATGGCACATCAAATGTAAGAATTGAAACTGCCAACGGCAACATTCAAGCCAATGTCAACGGCACAGCTAATGTCATTACTATAACTGACCAAGGTCTGATACTTGGTAATAACGTTACTGCTAATATCAAAACTGAGTCTGCGCCACTGTGGATCACACCGGCAGATGGTCAATATGTCAGCATCAATTCAAACAATTATGCACAGTTGTATTGGACCAGCAATATTGCAAATTTGAATCCTGCTGGTAATGATGACTACGCCTGGTTGTATGTGAATTATACCGGCGTGAACATTGAGACTAATACACAAGCAGGAAATCAGCATTCATGGATATTTAGAGCCAACGGGGCAATTGAAACTTCTTATGACTTGATTTCCAATGCCAATGTCTATGCAAACTACATTGAATCAGGGACTGATGTTTATGCCATAGCTAATGTCACCGCATCGGGCAATGTCAGCGGCAACTATATTCTTGGCAACGGTGCTCTGTTGACTGGCGTGATTACCAGTGTGGCCAATATCAACGATGGCTCTTCAAATCTAAGAATTGAAAGCTCTGGCGGTAACATTCTTGCCAATGTGGGTGGTGTAGCCAATGTGTTTGCTATTACTACAGACGGGGCCAATGTTTCTGGTAACCTTGGTGTAACCAACAAAGTCACAGCAGCAGAATTCATTGGTAACGCAAATGCATCAAGTCTAGCGTCAGGCACAGTGCCAAGTGCTAGAATGTCTGGCACCTATGGTATAGATATCACTGGTCATGCAAACACAGCTAACACAGTCACAGACGGAGTCCAAAGCAACATTACACAAGTTGGTACTCTGTCATTTTTGATTGTCAGCGGTAATATTTCAACCACTGAAGAAGTACAGGCCACAGGCAATGTAGGTGCTGGCAACGTAAACAGTCTAGGCAACATCAATGCCACTGCTAATATTTCTGGTGCAAACTTAATTTCTTCTGGACAAGTTGTGGTCACTGGCAACGTGCATGCCAGCTACTTTATTGGCAACGGTGCCCTGCTCACTGGCATTGACACCACATTAATTGCAAATGGTACGAGCAACGTAAAAATTGTGTCTGCAAATGGCAATGCCACAGTCAACATTGATGGCACTAGCAATGTGGCTGTGTTTGCCAACACAGGTCTATATGTCACAGGAGAAGCCAATGTAACTGGCAGTGTAAACGCTGCTAATCTAGTGGCCAGCGCAAATGTCAGTGGCAACAATGTATCAGCATCAAATGCTGTAACAGCTAATACAATATCTGCGACTGGCAATGTTAGCGGTGGTAATCTAAACACCACTGGTGTGGTTCTAGCCACAGGCAATGTGTCAGGCGGAAATCTAGTGACCAGCGGCAACGTTGATGCTACTGGTAATTTGGCAGCTGGTAATATTTCCACAGGTGGATCAATCAATGCCACTGCCAATGTTACTGCATTAAACTTCTTTGCCAATGGTGCTGTGAGTGCAACCACAGCCATCACAGCCAATGGTAATATAACGGGTGCAAATGTGCTGTCAAATGCTGCTGTGATTGCCACAGGCAATGTCAGCGGAGCTAATATCACCACCACAGGAGCAGTTGACGCCACTGGTAACATTACAGGTGGTAACATTACCACAGCTGGTTTGGCAAATGTGGCCACACTAGAGGTCACAGGCAATGCCACAGCGGTTGGCAACCTATCTGGTGGAAACATTAGTACCACAGGCGCAGTATCAGCCACTGGCAATGTCACAGGCGGCAATTTGGTCACTGCTGGTGATGCTGTGATTGGTGGCAACCTAACAGTATCTGGCAACACAACCTATGTAAACGTTACTGAACTAAACGTTGAAGATCCCATAATTGGCCTAGGACGTGGCGCTAATAACACGCCGCTCACAGTAGATGATGGTAAAGATCGCGGAACTCAGCTTTGGTATTACTCTGGCTCAGAAAAATCTGCCTTTGTTGGCTATGACAACAGCGGCAACCGACTGATTGCAGCTACCAATGTTACTATTACCAATGAACTGGTCACTGTGAACAGTTATGGTAATTTTCAGGTTGGTATGCTTGAAGCTGCCAACGCCAATGTGACAGGAAATATTGATACATCGGGTATTGTGGCCAGCGGTAACATCACTGCCAATTACTATTTTGGTAATGCGGTAAACATGACAGGCATCGCCACAGCATCGTCGGTGTACAGTATAATCAATTTACAAGGTAATGTTACAGGCAACAGCACAGGTAATGCAGTACTGATCGCCAGCAATAGCTCAGGTAATCTACAGTTACAAAGTGGCAACGGTATCAACATGTTGGGCAATGCTGTCACTGGTAACATAGTGATCAGTATCATTGGCAGCACCAATGATGGTACACTATGGGGTGCAGGTGGCGATGCCGGCTTGGTTACTCAAGGAACCACCAGCATCACAGACAATGGCTTGATCACAGATGCAGTGACATCAGCATACGATCTAGGGGTGTTTGAATATGGATTAGCAGCTGGTGGTACACTCACAGTTGGGGCTTCAGCACCTCCTAATCCCAGCATTGGTGATCAATGGATTGACGTTGTTGATGGTACTCTGTATCTATACTTTGACGATGGATCTGGTAGCCAGTGGGCACAGATGGCTTCTGTGTACAGTATTGAAAACGGTAATCCTTTTGGCAACGTTAGTGCTAATTTGTTGCCCGCAGCTAATGCTTCTTATGACATTGGTAGTTCAAGTCTACAGTGGAACAATATCTATGCCAACAATGTTATCGCATCAGGTGCATTAACGGCTACGGGCAACGTTACAGGAAACTACATCTTTGGTAACGGCGCATTGCTCACAGGTGTGATTACTAGCGTAGCAAATATCAACAGCGGCTCATCTAACCTAAGAGTCACAACTTCAAGCGGAAACATCGCAGCAAATGTTGGTTCGTCGGCAAATGTTTTGGTGATTTCTGACAATGGAATCTACACCACTGGTTTAGTAAGCGCCAACAACAACATCATAATAAATTCTTTCACAGGGGCACCAGAAGGTGGACAGGTTGTTCTAGGATGGAAAGGGGTCTCAGGGCTTACAGGGCAAGGCAACTCAACCTGGAATATTGACGTCAACTCTGCAAATAGCTTCCGTGTGTTCTATCAAGACGCAGCAGGTAGTACAGGTGTCCCAATTTCTATTGATACTTCTGTAATGACCGTAAGTAATGTATCAATTACTGGCAACATTTCAGGTGCTGGTATACTCAACCCATTTTTATTAGCAGGAATGTAAAATGCCAACAAACTATAAAATATTAGGACAGTCAAACCCTAGTGCAACAACTTTGACCACTGTGTATACCGTGCCAGCTAACACCCAAGCAGTGGTCAGCACGATTACCTGTGCAAATTTTGGTGCCACTACAAGCAACGTGTCATTGTCTGTGCATGTAGGTAATGCTACCTGGACAGCCAGTCAGCAGATTGCCAACAACATTGCTGTGAGTACTCAAAATAGTCTAGCGTTGACTCTTGGTGTGACCTTGGGAGCAGGAGATACCATAAGAGCAAACTGCTCAACTGCAAACATTGCTGTTAATGTGTTTGGGTCGGAGATTACCTAATGTCAGTGAAGTTCCTAGGTAATGCCAACATAGCCATTGGAGCTCAAGGTGGACCATACTTTATTGGACAAGTATTAAACGATGGTTCATCAGCGGCCAAGGCCGCTGTGAGTGCTGCTGCTATCAAATCGCTTACAGGAACAAACACCGACGGAGTCTACTGGATAAATTTGCCCACTGTTGGGCCCACCGAAGTTTACTGTTTGATGAACTCTTCGGCTAACGGTGGAGGCTGGATGATGGCCATGAAAGCCACAACAGGAACCACATTTAATTACAGCGCAAACTATTGGAACACTATCAACACACTCAACCCCACAGAAAATAATCGCAACAATGGGGATGCTAAATTTAATACCATGAATTACTTTGCTGCTAAAGACATCATGGCTCTTTGGCCGGACATTGGTACCAATGGTGGTGGCCTAGGATCTAATCCTTACAGTTGTTGGAGTTGGTTACAAAACAATTTTTTTGCAGGCACAGCTACTACACTTGTTAACTTCTTTAATACCCAAGGTACTTATAATACTGGTACAGTAAATGATTCTGGTAATTATGGCGGGTATTTTACAGGTCTGGCAAAAAGTTCTTCTAACTGGGGCAATGGTATTTTTTCAAGTCAGGCAGATATCAATTTCTATGGATTCAACTTTAAAAACAATAAAAATTATGGCACT